GTGAATACTTTTGTAAGATCGTAAACACTTTCATAGGTCTTCTTACCTTTTGCATCATCCATATCAGCAATAGTAGCAGGCATAGAGAACTTAGATGAAACGTAACTTGGATAATCACCTTGCTTTTCAACTTTGATCTTTAAGTTGACACCTTGAGGTCCTAGATCAAAAATACGTGCACCGAGCTCGTCAGCATCTTCACCTTCGATTGCATCGAGAATAATCTTTTGAAGTTGCTTACCGTAACGGAGAAGTTTTACTTGACCATTATTTTCAGCATTAACTGGGTCGTTAATAACTAAAACATTAACGAGCCACTTTTCGCTACGACCGATAGTCTTAATCTTTTCCTTTTCAGCATCAGTACCAGAACGAAGAACACGAAAACGTTCTTCAGAGATTGGATCACGTTCGCCGAACGTTTGAGGACTAGTAGCAGCTACATACTTACCAGTAGCGTAGCTATTCCAACCATGGGTATAAAAATGAAAGAAGGTATTCTTTGGATCTTTAGCAGGTAGAAGACGTACAGTATAGGTATTACCTACTTCGGTCCTAAGAATATTACTAAGACCGCTATCATTATTGCTTTGAGCGAGAGCACTCTTGATACTCTGGAATATATTGTTATTAATCATAGTCATAAATTTATATTATAGGTGTTCCGGTTAAGAAGTCAACTTATTGTACATTAAAATGCAAAGTTTTTTAGCTTTCGGACTGCTATAGTACTTTGTCCGATAAAAATTGATATTGTTAAAAGTATCGCCAAATACGTAGCTCTTAATTTCTGTGTCATATTGTTGTAATATTTTATCAAACTCAGGAAAGGTAAACAAGGCATAAAGATTAACTTGTCTATTTTTTAAATGCATTAAAAAACTATGCCATTGACTATCTGCTGGTTTAAAAGTAGTGTAGCTTGATACTGGAATATTAACTGACTTGCAAAAGTCTCTAATAAAAATAAAACTATCCTTAATTTTAATTAAAGTCTGTGAGTTATCGGGGTTGTTAACCAAAAATTCATTCTGGTATATAGTATAGGCTTTAATAGCTCTTTGGCTATTATAAAATTCCAAACCAACTGCATCTTCTTTATAAACGAAAAATGGAGCTTCAAAAAAATCTTTAATATTAACGTTTGGAAACTTATTAAAAAAGGTAGACAACCGTGTTATGTAAATATAATCTTCTCTTTCTTCAAAACCGTCAAAGTCTTTACGGTATCTAAATGGTTTGTTATTAAGTTTGCGAGTCGTTTCTAAATAACAATTATAAATGTATTTTTCTCTTTCAGTCACTTATATATTGTATCAATGTTCCTAAAAAATCTTACCTTTATTTATAATTTTTGTAATATATTTGCTTTTAGTAATGGTAGGTTCAAAGATAATAAACTTTCTCAACGCCTCAAAATCGCTACTTTCTGCAATACTAATCTTATAAATGGTTCTTAACTTTTCTTCTTGAAGTAATTTGGTGAAAATTGTAGCAAAATTAATCTTCTTACCATAATAAAGAAAACAAAAGGTACAAAAGCTATAAAAAGCATGAGTTAGTTCTTCGTCTTCAATACTACCGTAAGGAGATTTTGATATACTTCTTTCATGCAACATAACTAATTAAAGATTATTTAATTAGCTTTTTTTTATATCAACTAATTACTAAATGTGTTGAGAGATTTTGCAATACTACCTTGTTCGCCTTGATTCATTAATGATTCATCTTCAGTTACTGTCAAAGTATTATAGTCTAGCTTCATAATAGTGGTACCATGATTAGCTCCAAAACGATTTTTCATCATTCCGAGCTTAACACAACCTAACTCCCTATCTTCTTCATCTTGAAAGATACTAATAATGACATCTGCAGTGGCTGCCAAGCCAATACTCTCACCAATCGTCTCAATACCTGGATTTTTTACATCGTACCCCTGTCTATTTAACTGGGTAGCTGTAATGATAGGGCAATTAAACACATACGACAACGCTCTTACCTGCTCGGTGGCAAATTTAATACGTTCATAGCTGTTACTACCTTCAGGACTCTTTAAAAGGTTGATATAATCAAGCACAATTGCATCGACTTTAATATTCTTATTAAGAATCGTCTTAATATAGCCTTGAAGCTGGTGCGGAGTTATAGTACTAGGGGGAAACTCTTTGATAATAATTTTACAATCGGGGTTCGCCTTGCTAATCTCTTCTATCTGCTGTTTTAACGTAGAACTCTCTTCTTTTAATGAACGTAAAGGTATTTTAGTGATGTTAGATGATAGTCTCTTAGCGTAAATCAGCTCACTCATCTCAAGAGTTATAACTAATACAGTATTACCTTGGCTTGCAATGTTAGAAGCAATATTACCTAAGAAAATACTCTTACCAACGTTAGTTTCACCAGCAAAAACATAGATTGACCGGCCGTTTCTTAGGAACCCACCACCTAATTTATCATCTAACCACTTCCATCTTGAATGAATCACAGGTTGATCAGCATTTAAATCATCAATTACCACCTTTATATCTTTAAAAAGGTCTAATCCAATGTCTCTTTTAAGGTCAATATTGCAACTCTTTTCAAATTTATCAAGAATAAAGCTAGTATCCACCTTACCACTACTAACATCTTCAGCTACTTCAAGCATTGTGTTGTAAATAGCTCTTTCCTTGATGTATCTCTCAGTACTCTGCATCAATTCATCATCATTTAAGTTTTTATCGATGTTTGAAAAGTTTCTCAATACGGTTTTAAAGGCTTCTCTAGTCTCGTCCGAGTTAATATACGTTTTTAGCTCAGTAACCGTAGGAACTGCATTGTGCTTTGTATAAAAACCTTTAATTACATCAAATATCTTCTTAATATTCTTATCCTTAAAGAAATTTGCATTAATATGATCAATAACTGTAGTTAAATACCTCTCATCAGTAAGAGATTTATACACAATCACGTTCTCATACTCATCTAAATTGAGTTTTAGCTCATTTTTTTCCATAACGCATTATAGATTCGTTCCGTTACACAGTCAACTTCTTACCAACAAATTTATTATATTTGTTTAAGAAGTACTTCTGACCGTTTAACCAATCTTCTGACATTTCTCTTAGCCCTGGCGAATTATGGATGATAGGAATGTCACCAACCCCGACAGGGATTCTATCAAGACTGCAATCAAGAGAAAAGCAAAGATCATAAAAATGGAATTTAGAAGGGATTTTTTCATCAAAATTATTTTTTTCAGGTAAGGTTGTTAAATTAACAATCATAAACACGCCATCAACCATGATAACTTTATCTGGAACTGGTCCAAAAGAGGTGTATGAGTAGAAATTCTCATCATTACCATGACCCACACAGCCTCTTAAGCTATCTCTTTCACCCATTAAGTGCCATAAAACTGGTTCTTTAACAGATACACTTTTAGTACCAGCAAGACCTGTTAAAGTAAACTTGTTTGCATACTTTCTAATACGGTGTTCGAAGTCATTACAGTTAATATATACATCATCATGCACAAAAACAGCAATTTTTATATCTTGCTTTCTACAATCCTTAATACCTTTATTGTATATTGATGTAATTGACTGTGAATTATTTCCATAAAATAAAACATTATCAGGATCAATACATGCAGCTACAAGAGAACGATATAATAAAGTTTCATTTAGTTTTTCTTTTTGTGAGGCAACTATAATTTTATAAGTCATTTAAATTGTTATTAACTAAGTTTATGATTGGTGATTGAAAAATATAATCTGCAGTTCCGAACTCATTTATTTCCATTTTAAAATCTTTAAAAATCTTTTTATAAAAATTAACCCCGTCGCTACCTTCTTCTGAATTGACGTAATAACTTTTACCGGTATTTTTAAATTCATTTAACATATCAAACGTTAATGCTTTTGCAACCCCCATTTTTCTAAAAGCTTTACCAGTTACAATATAATAAGTCTTAATAATATCTGGTGCTTTAGTATCAACTGTAAAGGCATGCAACCCTGTAATAACTGAACCGGTTGTACTAACTTGAATAGGAAATTTATCCCACCAACCTCTAGACTCCCATAGGTAACCAAACGTATTAAGTATAAACGAATCTGTATTTTTATACACAAACTCCATTAACTTCATTTTTTCTTCAGATGTTTTTGGGTAATAATATTGAATACTCATAGTTCTAAAAATGGTGATTTAGATTTAAAATCTCCGACTGGTTTACATCCTTTTTTATTAAATCTGTAAATAACTCCTTCTTTAATTTCATTATAATCTACTCCTTTAGTAGATGAGAAGCTATTTTTATCAAAAAATAACGTACTACCTTGTCTTGCAATAAACATATCTAACGTATTTGTATTGACTATCCAAAGCCCAAATGTACCTTTAAGTAATTCTAATACGTAACTAATTAATAAAACTTCATTCTCAATTGTATTAGCCTTTTCAAAAGTGTTTTCAAAATGTTTTAATAATGCTGGTATAATGCTACTATCTACTACATTTTCATGATCGGGTAAGTATTCTTTTTTAAGCTGCTCAAAGTTAGTTAATACTCCATTATGAGCTACAACCCAATTATTATTTATAAATGGATGTGAATTATGCTCTTTCCATATTCTAGCTGATGAAGTAGGCGCTTGATTATGTCCAAGATATATAAAACCATCCTCTACAGGTAGTTTAATCTTATTCCAATTAAAAACACCTTCTATCTTTTGAATATCATAGTCTTCACCATTATGGTATAATAATCCAGAAGCAAAATTACCTCTTTGTTTATTTGCTTGATCTAGAATCTCAAATTTACTAGTATTAAATGATCCAAATATTCCACACATCTTATCACTATTATATGTTACAACAACCTAAATTCAATAAATAATATGGTATGAACAACCTTTTTAGTTGCAGTTGGGTAAAAAATACTAACGTTTTAGTTGAGAAACATATTGCTCTTAATGAAGCAAAAACAATAGCAGCTAATATAGCTGGCCCATCAATTAAATTAGCTACTAAATTAAAGAAACAAGGTATAATAGGTGGTACACCATATAGAGATGTATGGCTATCGTTAGTTTCTACTTTCTTAAAAAATGACCCTGAAATTTCTAAGTATATCCCACCATCTGTAAAGAATAAATTAGGTTTAGGAGTTATGCCGTTAATGAGTGCAACAAAAGTATCTACGATAGTTAATAAACTTTTATCAGGTGAATCGTTAGTAGATAAAGATAATCCAAATCCAGCTGATGCAGGTATTGAAGTACCGTTAGCAGAGCCAATGGCATTGTATAAGACAATGATGAAGCGACTAGAAGAGTATGGTAGTGCAAAAGTAACTGACCCGGTTACTGGTAGAGAAATGACTAACCTTGAAAAGTTCTTACTCCAATTAAAAAAGGTAACCGATATGCAGGATGATAAGCCTAGTGACGAGTCAGGTGACGAAGCTGAAGGTATTGAAGATACAATTCCAGAACCAGAAGATAAACCGAAAGATGATGATTTAGGTGGGATTCGAGGTGCAGTGAAAGGTATTGAAAAAGGGGAATCTTTTGAGTTCCAAGAAGGTGAGGACGACTACGATACATTAACTAAAAACTTAGATATGGACACCTCACTTGAATTTGTTCAACCTGTAGATAAACAATCAGATCTTTATAAAGTTGAAATCGGCGATTATGAATTTATGGTTGTACTTCGTGGTACAAAAGGTAAAGATATAATGGTATCAAACTTGACACCGGATAGTATTGAAGCTTTAAACGTATTTGATACTGGTAAGAAAGATCGTTTTGAAGCACCATCTGTTAAGATGTTTAAGACACCTAAAGGGGGTACCTTTGCAGATGTTGTAGGTTATTACGGTGAACGCCCTGATTTACCTGAAGATTATCCTACGGGTGAAGGTGAGTTAAAAGGCGAACATCCATTAATGAAAGGGGGAACTGCTCAATCGAGACCTAAGATGGTGTATATGACCAAATCTAGCCCAGCAATGAATGATGAGCCGCATTGGAATAAAATTACTAAAACCCTTAAAGATATTGAAGATGAAGCTTTCTTCTCTGATGAAGGACCTTCTCGTTCAGAAGGTATGTATCAAAAGCCAATGGGTCCAGCTACATGGAAACCGGAACATGCTAAATCTAAATTATCGGTTAGAAGAGCTGGTGAACCTGAAACAGAACCAGGTGAAGAAGCTTGGTCACCAATGAGTAAATCTGTTTTACCAGCCAAAAAGAATTGGAGAGATTTTGAATTATCAGGATCTAAAAAACAAGAACCTTCATCTTTTGATAAAGATGATCCACTATCAGACGAACCAGAAAAATTCGATCCTAGAATCGCAGAATTTGGTGATGACTTTAACCCTAAAATGAAATACTCAATTGACCTAGAAGATGAAGAAGGATATCCAGAAGATGAAGAATCTAATGCCTTATCTAAACGTATCGATAAATCTCGTTTAACGGATACCCCGGTTGCAAAAGGCGGCCATACGACAAATTCCCCAGACGATGGATGTGAAATGACTATCGATGATGAAGGTGGTATGCGTGTTAAGAATCCAAATGTAGATATGGTTCAACGCGTTGCGCAATCAAGACATGAACTCAATAAACGGATGGAAGAAGAACGTAGAAAAAAACTTCAGAGCAAATTTGCTACTGAACAAAAATACCGTTTAGGGTATTAATTTACAACCTTTTTGGTCGTAAAGCTTTTCAAGTTTTTCCTGTTGAATATACATGATTGGGTCTTTATAACCAGCTTCAATAAATCCACGCAATCTAAGACTGCTTGACGGGGTATCTGCATCAGCTAAACCATCCTCTCTATTAGAATAACAAGTCCAAGTATCTTTGAAGTTTACCTTAAGTCTAATACCTTCCTCGATAATCTCCTTCTTAGACATTACCAATAGTGGCGCTTGGATCTTTACTTTGCTCTTACGATTTAACATCAATAGGTTATTGACTGAGTCTAAAAATTCATTACTACCGTCCCAATAACCAGCTAATGAATCTGCTTGAGCCGCTCCATACCAAACAGTATCACATTCTAACGTTTCAGCATAAGCTGATGCGATTGATAAAAACATCAAGTTACGAAACGGTACATAAGATACTGGTTGTGCATCACCAGCCATTTCTTTTATATTTGGATTAGCAATATTATAATTAGTTAATGACGATTTATTAGCAATATCTTTAATATAAGATACATCTAATACTTTATTATTAATGGTAATGTATGGATGACTATCAGTGAGAGATTGTATTTGTTTATTAACGCATTCAAGCTCTCTTTTATGACGCTGACCATAATAAAAAGAAACTGTATAAATCTCTGTATAACCTTTATTAGCTGCCATATGTAGCAGTATGGACGAATCCATACCACCACTTAGAGTTAAAACTATTTTAGACATTCTTTATATTATTCTGTTTCCCCGTCTTCAACTTCTAGTGGTACATCAGTATTAAGCTGCGAACCATATGCCCAAGCAATCTTCATTTTCTCTTCCATACCTGGAATAATTGTTTTCATCCAAAGCTGTTCGTCTCTTCCCCATTTAGAAAAATATCCGAGTTTTTCACCGCTTGGTAATGAATAAGTAGGCCCTGCCTGATTAATAACTCCTAGACCAACAGCAATTTCAGTAAGACCGTAAAATCTATCCAGACCAGTTGAGAATGAAAGGAACATTTCACCTTCGAGATACTGTTTAATAAATCTATTTTTTATCGTTAACGCTCTAATAATAACTCCGGAATAATTCTTTTGAGCAACTGCAAGTTTAGCTTGATCATTTTTACCTTCATCTTTAACTGGTTTTCTAGCAAGCTGAATAGTTAGAGATGGTAGATAAACTACTGAACGACCACCTGGCATGTTCTTTTCTAATGACGGATACATTGCCATAGGGTCATCGTAAACGTGATTAGTCATTACAATGGTCGTTTGAGTAACTGCACCGAGATTAGTACAAGTCTGCATCAACGTTTTCATTGCACGAGCTTTCGTACCAGTGTCTTGACTAGTACTTTCTTTATCCATTCTCTTAATATCCATTTCACTTTGCAAATTACCAAGCGAATCGATAGCAATAAAAAATTTACCTTCTAATTTTGCTTCTTTTACTGAAGTCAAAAACTTATAGATTGCATTTCTAGTTTGTTCAATACTTACACAAGGTACATATTTAACTTTACTAATATCTAAACCAAGACGAGCAGCTGATTCAGGCTCAATTGCATTTTCAGTATCAA